CAAAGTCTGATCAGTGGCACGTGGTCGAGTTTCCGGCGATCATGGAACACGGACCAGTGTGGCCAGAGTATTGGAACAAGGAAGAACTAGAAAAGGTTAAAGCTTCATTGCCCGTGGGTAAATGGCATGCACAGTGGATGCAGTCGCCAACAAGTGAGGAAGGTGCAATCTTGAAACGTGAATGGTGGAACCTGTACGATAAAGAAACTATACCACCTCTACATCACGTTATACAATCTTACGATACAGCGTTTTTAAAAAAAGAAACTGCGGATTATTCTGCAATCACAACGTGGGGTATATTCTATCCAGACGAAGATAGTCCAGCTAATCTCATACTATTAGACGCCATCAAAGGTAGATACGAGTTTCCAGAACTAAGACGACTAGCATTACAGCAGTATGATTATTGGAAACCTGAGTCTGTAATCGTTGAAGCAAAAGCATCAGGACTACCACTAACCTACGAGCTTAGGCAGATGGACATCCCAGTTATTAACTTTACACCTAGTAAAGGAAATGATAAACATGCTAGAGTCAATGCTGTTGCACCTCTTTTTGAGTCTGGTATGATATGGGCACCAGATCAAAAATTTGCAGAGGAGGTGATCGAGGAGTGTGCTGCATTCCCCAACGGTGATCACGACGACCTTGTGGACTCTACAACACAAGCTATCATGAGATTCAGGCAAGGCGGATTAATTCAACACCCTGAAGACTATATCAACGAAAAAAAAGACCCTAGACCGAGGACTTATTATTAATGAAAACCATTACAAATCTAGTTTACAATTTTGTCCGTAAACAACTAGCCAAAAATAATATGGGTCAGGGTAAAGGTATTACATCTCTACCAAACGCTGCAGACATTGAGATTGGTATGACAGATGTTTATAATAATTTAAGAAAAGGTGGTTTTGATGCTGTATCAGCAGGTAAGACTATCAAGAGTGAAGATGATCTGGCTAGAACTTTAGCAGAGATAAATGCATTAGATAGAGATAAAAAACTGATGAAAGAATTCCAACAACAGTTAAACCAAGATCCAAATAGATTAGATATCATTATAGATAAAATGAACAAAGGCATACCACTAAACAAGGGTGATCAGTTTGCTCTTGAGGGCTCTGGATTTGAAACACAGTTAGATGCTTTTAAAGGTTTTGAACCTAAAGTTATTCAAGGTGGTAAAAGCGAAAAAGAACTTTTAGAAAAAATGAATAAACAGAATAAAGAAGCTGTTGAAAGAATTAAAAAGAGAAAAGACACAGATCCTGATAAAAAAGCAGAAGGCGGTCGAACAGGTTATTTTAAAGGTGGTATAGCGGCATTATTAAAATTATTACAAAGTAAAGTTGGTAAAAAAGCAATTACAACTGCAGATAAAATAGATCGTCCAGAGTCAGCAAAACTAAGAGATGAGTTTAAAGCTTTTGAGAAAAGGATGGATAACAAAAAATCTTTAGGAGAAGTTGTGCCAGACGATTATAATCAATTAGTTAACGTACCTTTAGAAAGAATAACACCAGGAATTCTTAGAGTTAAGTATCCAGGTATAACAGATAATTTAGCAGAACTTATTGGTAATGACACGAACTTACAAAGAAAAGCAGAAGCTATTGCAGCTATTGAACAAGCTTTGGCTTTACGTGGTGCAGGAAAATCTGCAGATGAAACTATAGCGATTCTTAAAGGCGAGCCAGAGACTAAAATGTCTAAAGGTGGTTTGACGAGATTAGGCTTTGCAAATGGCAGTCCACCAAGTATAAAACTTTTTCCAAGAGCTCAAGGCAAAATAACAGATCAAAAAGCAGGGACTGGTGGAAATGCACCAAACATAACATTAAGAGATATAGATTATGGAATTACAGGATTAATCAAAGATGATAAATTTTTTGGTGGTGCTGAAATAGATAAAGGTAAAGTTAAAATAGATGTTGTATCACCAGAGGGAAATACTCTTTTCAAAGACACTATATCTAAAGATGATGCAATTAATTTTATATTAGGTGCGGGAGACCCTATAGGCGATAAGTTTCAAATTAAAACAGATAAAGATTTTAAAAATATGCAAATCACTGTTAGAAAAAAATTTGAAAAAGGCAGCCCGCCTAGTAAGGGTAGAAGAAATTTTTTAAAACTTATGGGTGGACTAGCAGCACTACCTGTTGTCGGTAAATTTTTTAAATTTGCAAAACCTGCGTCAACAGCTGTTCAAGCCGCAAAAGAAGCTACGGATGTTCCGTCGTACTTTCCTAAACTTGTAGAAAAGATTAAGTTACTTGGTGATGATGTTACTAGCACTGCCGCCACTGGTGAGAGACAAGTAGTTAAAGAATACAAAGGCTACGAGTTAACAGAGAGTTTAGATACAGGAAGTTTAAGTATTAAAAGAGATAATTACACTAGCGAAGAATATTTAGATTTTACGCCTGGTGGACAATATTATGATGAGACTAGAAAAAAAGTAATTAAATATCCTGACTCGTATGAAGAGGTTACTGTAAAACCTGACGCGGAAGGTAAAATGAAAGATGTTGATTTCGGTTTAGATTCTTACGATGATATTTTGGACGAGGTTGGCGAAACTAAAATTAAAAAAGCAGGCGGTGGTCTTGCATATATGTTGGGGATGTAATGAAGATAGCACACTACGAACAGATGATGGACTACCTCACAGGCCCAAGAGAAAGGTTTAATAATGGTGGAGCTGTCAGAGAAAACATATCTCCAATGAAAAGTGGTAGTGGGGATATTATTGGATACAGAGTTAGATCAAGGAAACAGGGTATAGAAAAATTTTTTTCAACATCTCAATATGGTTCACTTGAGGAAGCTTTAAATGCAGCGAAAGAATTTAGAAAACAAAAATTAAGTGCGACCTTAACAAACGAGGATTATTTAAAATTAAGAAATGCAAATAAAAATTTATCTGCTAAAGAGTTTGCTAATTTTTTAAATAAAAGTCCTGAAGGTTATAAACCAAAAAAAGGAGATAAGTTTACTAGAACTGGAGTAAAACAAAGAGACCAAAAAGTGGATTTTAAAACAACACGTAAATCTGAAAAAAAAATAGTTGATCAAAAAATAAAAGATAAAATTTATAAAGAATATTTACAAGTGGTTGGAGAGGGTAAACGAGAAGGATCAGTAATAGGATTAGGTAGAAAATATTTTCCTGGTGAAACTAAGGATTCTCAACAAAAAGCAATACAAAGAATTTTAAGAGAAAAAGGAGAGGATATAGCCGAGTTTAAAAAAACAGGACCGGGCACAGGCACTACAGCTACAAAAAAAACAAGAACCGAAAAATTAATTAAAGGTAAAAAGTTTGCTGGAGGTGAAGCAGGGCAACTGTCTGATGAAATTTTTTTAGATATAAAAGCTATGAACGACAAAGTTAAAAACATGTCACTTGAAGATATAGCTGCTAATAAAAAATATATTCAATCTATGAGATTAAATGCATCAATGGACAATTTATCTAAAGGTGTACTTTCATTTGATAAATATAAGGATCTTACAGATTTAGAAGTAGCACAAAAAATTAAAGAAAGGGCCGCTGCTAACAAATTTTTTGACATTGAACATATTTCTGGTGTTAAAGGTGGGACAAGAAATATTTATTTTCCAAACAATTTGCAGATGGCCACAGGAAATATCGGCTCCTTTATGGACAACTTTAAAAGAATTCCAGTTGAACAACCTAATAATCAAGTTATTAATCAGATAGATAATTTTTTGTCTTCATATAATTTAACTGTAAGAGACGCTAAAAATAATATTAGATTAGGGAATAAAAAAGTAATTGAAGTTACTGATGGAGTATCTAATATTGTTGCAGATAATTTTAAAGCGGTCAACACTCCATTTGAAAAACAAACCGTGGTTAAACCAACACCATCAAAATCAGTTACAAAACAAACTATTGTTAAAACAGGAGAATTAGCAAAAAACTTAGCGGCTCTTGGTTGTGGAAATAAAAGATTTGCAGGTCAAGCAGGCGGAACTCCTACAAGAGAATGTGTTTCACGTGGTGCAGAAAAAATTAACACCGGTAATATTAAACCTGGAGCTGAAGCTAGAAACGCATCAAAATTTTTAAATGGAGCGTACAAACTTGGAAGAGGTGTGCTAAAGTTTGGTGTTGTGCCAGAGGCTCTTTTTGTAACGGGTGATTCTTTACTTCGTATTGGCATGGGTGATACTCTTGATGAGGCTTTTTTACGAGCAACTGATTATTTGAGAACAGGAGACCAAACATTAGAAGCTGACGCTAATAAAATATCAAGAATTTTTGATAAAAAATCAGCTGATTTATTCAAAGATGTTTCAAACTTTAGGACAAAACAAGAAAATTTTAAAGGTGCGAAGGTTAATTTAGAGGTGGACATAGCACAAAACAATCCATCGTTAACTGGATTAACAGACCAACAAGTTAGAGAGATAGGAGAAAATAAAATTAAAAAGGCACAAGATGAATTATTTATGGCACAGGTTCCAAAAGAACAAGAGGTTTTATCTGACTATAAATTTGATCAAGCCTATGATGCATCAAAGGCTCAATCTTTTTTTACAGGTCAAAAATTAAAAGGAAGACAAATGGGTCAAATAGAAGATGATCCTTTACAAATAGATCTTGATTTTATTCAACAAAAACAATCTCCTTTTTTAGATGTAAGAAGTATTTTAACACAAACTCCCGATTCAATTTTCGAACAAGTTAAAAAAACATATGAGACAGGCGGGTATGGGCAAGTAGGGTTAGAGAAAAGTTTTGAAAAAGCACAAAAAGATTATCAAGACACTTTACAAAATTTTTTTAATATTAAAGATGCACCACTCAGTGCTTTAGCTGCTAGTCCTATGATTGGAGCAGAACAAATATATGGTGCCAATCCTGAAAATTTTTTACAAAAACAATTACCTAGTGGAGCAAGTTTTGATCCAAGATTAGCTTATGATTTTGCAGGCGGAGGTATAGCTAAATTAGCAGGTAAATCATCAGGACCACCACCAGAATCAGGGCCTACACCACAAGGCTTGGATTTTTTATTAAATCGTGGTAGAAAACGATAGGAGTTTAAATGGCAGATATAGATAAAGGACTTCCTAACACTCGTACTCAAATTAAAGTTCCGGGCGAAGAGGTCGAGGTAAAGGAAGAAATCAAAGAAAAAGGTCCTGTTGAAATTGTACCTGAAGAAGATGGTGGTGCAACGATTGACTTTGAACCAAGTGCGGTAAATGTACCTGGTACAGATTCTCATTTTGATAATCTTGCAGATATTTTACCTGCAGATATTTTAGACCCATTAGGATCTGAATTAAAAAATAATTACATAGATTATAAAATGTCTAGAAAAGAGTGGGAGAAATCTTACACAACTGGTCTAGATCTTTTAGGCTTTAAATACGAAAATAGAACAGAACCTTTCCAAGGTGCTTCAGGGGCCACGCACCCTGTACTAGCAGAAGCTGTTACGCAGTTCCAAGCAACAGCATACAAAGAATTATTACCAAGTGATGGTCCAGTAAGAACGCAGATCTTAGGGGTTAAGACACCACAAAAAGATCAACAAGCACACAGAGTAAAAGATTTCATGAATTATTTAATCATGGATCAAATGAAAGAATACGAGCCAGAGTTTGATTCTATGTTATTCCATTTACCACTAGCTGGTTCTACATTTAAAAAAGTTTATTACGATGATCTATTAGGCAGAGCAGTTTCTAAGTTTGTACCTGCAGATGATTTAATTGTACCATATACAGCAAACAGTTTAGCAGAAGCAGAAGCTATCATTCACGTTGTAAAAATATCTGAGAATGATTTAAGAAAACA